ATCGGAAAACACAGGATTGTTAATTACTGGATATGCATTTACTGCATTTCTAAATCTAGCAAAATAGAATTTAACAGTTGTTGTACCACAACTAATATTACCCACTCCGTTTTCTTTACCAAAAAACGAAGGAAGTGGCGCAGGACAAACTACTTCTACATCCCATCCAGTAGAGCCACACGGTCCTAAAACCTCTAATGTTACATTTCCTGGTAGTCGAGTAGGTTTTGGAATAACCATAACACTAAACTCATCCTCTCCACCACCAACATAATCTCCTGTGTTTAGAGTTGCTGATTGAGGTGAAGGAGTTCCTACATTCCATGCTCCATTGAATGAATCATAAAAAGTATAATTAGAGGTGTTAGGAGTAGAAGGTAAGCATCCATCTGTGATATCACCAAGAACAGTGAATGCATCTGAGACACCACTTGTACTTTGTCTATTTCCGTCTGTAGGACTTGCAAGTCTATTATAATATACTCCATTATATAAAACCCTAATACCATCTGGAATAGATTTTGGATCAAAATAAACTAATATCGCCCCTATATCTGCAGGATCTGTACCAGCAGAAAAAGTTAGTTGATACAACCCATCTTCTCCACCTGGAGGATTTAAAGTTCCTCCACAAGGTATACCACACTCTTCACATAACACAGCAGGCCCAAGGATTCCATTTAGTTGTTGTCTATAACTTCCGTTAGACTGATAGTAACCGTCTGCTGACTTTGTAATTAGTGTAACATCATCATAAACAGCTGTTGCTGTTAAAAAATCTGAAGAATCGATAAATTTATTTACTAAGCTCATAATTTAATTTTTAAGATATACAATTACATGTTTGAAATCCAACATTAAATGGCTGCGGTGTAGTGTATGATAACATACACTTAATAGTTACTCCAGTTGGAGAAATATTTACAGTTTGAGCATCACCATTGCAATCTGTATAAAAGAAAGTTTTAGTTTCTGTTGTACTAGGATTTTCTATAAAGTAAGCATAACAACACGTATTATCGTCAGAATCAACCGTGTCTGTTGGCGCCAAATTTGATGTTGCAACTATTTCCCATTGACAACCTGTATATCCAGTTAAGCTAACATAATCCCCTATTTGTAATACTCCGTCTTGAAGTATATATTCTGTAGGTACAGCGCCTGTACCATCAATTTGACATCTAACAACTTCAAAAGTTCCTGTTGGTAATGGATCAATACATGAACAACAAGCATCATCTATTGAAGTTGCATCGTAACATAATTCAATAGCGTTAGCCTCTCTTAAATCCCATACTAAATATAAATATGAAGAGCCTGGGAAAATAAAGCTAGCTTCGTTAATTAAGTTTGTAGTTGTAATTGGTGTAGCGTTATTAAGTAAAGGAATTAGTGTAGCTAAATCAGCTTCATCATAATTAGTGTTAGTCGCTAAATATTTTAATTTATCTGCAGCAGGATCAAATTGAAAAGTTTGTCCAGCTCCTTGTAGATTTTGTATAGTTACTGTTGCTCCAGTTGCTGGAAGTACACCAAAAGAACTTGATCCTGTGGCTTCATCAAATAACGAAACTCCATCTTGTTCTAACACCACAGCTGTTGAGCTGTAAGGACTTGTTGTGGCTCCTAAACTCCATCTATATCTAGCAGTAGTAGTAAGAGTTTCATCTCCTGAAAAATTTAATACTATTTTCTTAACCGTCAACTGTTCGGGCTCAATACAAGGAAAATCTATAGTATAACTAGCATCAGGATCACCTGGATCAACATCAGGTTCAATTAAATATAGAGCTTGAGTTGGATAAGCTTGATCTTTTCCACCAAAACCATCGCTCCATAAAATTGTTGTTGTACCTGGGGCAGCAGTAGCCTCATATGTATTGTTAGTATTATCTAAAGGATAAGTTATTGAGACTAAAAGCTCTACATTAGTGGTTATAATAATCTCTGGTGTTCCTATTAAAGTTCCGTAGTCTACTAATATTTCATATGCTTCATTTCTTCCGTTTATATCTAAAGTATAACCACAATTTTGCTCATTAGGTGGTTGAGGTTTTAAAGTATCATTAGAACTAATTACAAACTCATTCATATAAGGATCAAATCCTCCTAGTTTTTGAGTTTCAAAAGCATCAACAAATAAATCTCTAAACCAAGACCTCATGCCTACTTGTGATATAACTAAAAGTTGATCTGTTTTTGCGCTTCCACCTTTTAGCTGTATTACTGAACTTCTTTTAGCGTCAGTAAAAAACACATCATAACCATAAGAAGCAAAGCTTTCAGGGTTATTACTTATTCCATACTCCTCTATTCTAGCTAATTGTGTTCCTAAAACTTCAGGTACAGATGTAATTGCACCTCCAGCTGCAGCATCAGATAATAAGTTTTTACCCACTAATACATAAGATATCTTATCTTCCTGTAGTGTAAGTATATCTGTTTGCCTTGCATGCATTTTTCTAATAGGACCAAAGTCTGTTTCTAATGTTTTAAAATTAGACAATGCCAGGTTAAACTGATTTAGCTTATTTAGATTTGTTTCTTGATTAAATACACCACTATAAGTAATGTCTGCAAACCTATCAGCTTCTTGAAATTCTTCTTCAGATACTGAAGTTACTTTTTCACCAAACTGAACATACGGTTTTGTTAATCCCGATAACACATAATTTTCTTCCGCCCCATTACCAAATGTATAGCAGTTGAAAAATGTTAAATCGATTATTGCTGGTAAGGTAGCGGTTTGATCTTGGTCTGCATCTGCTGTGCCTGATAAATGAAATCCATTTACAATATCAAATGTTTGTTCATTTTCATAATACAACTCATCATTAGCATCTAACGGTTCAGTTTCAAAAACTGTCAGGGTTGAAGCTCTTTCAATTTCTAACAATATATTATTATAAGATCCTCTTTTGTCTGGAGAACTACATTTAGGAACTCCTGAATCGAATCTTAAATACAACCTATTGTCTCCACCACTCGCAAGTTCGCTTCTTTGAAACCCGAAAATATATTTAAACCTTTCGTTTGTATTGGTTGGATAAGCTAACACGTTTTCATATTGCTCGATTAGTGGAACAGTGCTATCAGAACCTGTATAAATTCCGTTAGTAAAATCTATATTATCTCCAACAAACCAAGAAGATAAGCTGTCATAATCCCTAGAAGACACAAATCTTTTGTCGTAACTATATTTAAGACTACCACATCTACTTCCTCTTCTTCTTCTGCTAGCTCCAAATTTAACTCTAATTAATGATCCCGCAGGAATATCAATATCTACATATTGACCTGGATTAGCTTCATCTTCTATGCTAACATCAACTAAAGAAACAGGCCTACTATCTCCATCTCCATCGCTTCTTTCTACAAAAGCATTAGGCGGCTTATTTGCAGCAAAATTATTTGGTTTTAACTTCATGTAAGTTCCTGTGGGCTGACCACAAGTTCCTTCTACCACGTCATCATTTATATCTCTTCTACACAAGAAATCTTCTGCTTCACTTCCAAATCCTAAAACTTTTGTAGAAACACAGCTTAATGTAGGGCCATTTGTGTCTGATTTAATATATAGTGTGTCGTTATCTTTTACTTTATCCCGATTGTCTCCATCTAACAAATAATATGCATCACCTGTTTCTTCTTGTCTAAAAAATATATTACTATAAATTGTTCTGTAAAGACCTTTTGATTCTTTAATTACAAACTTATATTTCTTTGCCCAGAAAGGAGGATAGTTGTTAAGCGTTACTCTTATGTTATTTTTATCAATAGATTTATCACATGAAACAAACACAGTGTTATCTGTATCAACTAAAGCGGTGCTTGATCTACCATATTCATCCATATATACTATAGCAACCTCATAATCTCTATTACTATGTAAAGATTGTTTAGAAGAATCTTGTGAGTAAAGACCTACTGCACTTATACAGGATAAATATTCATAAACAATTGAGCTTGGAACAATAGGAACTGGTGGAACAACTGTTTGATCATATTCTTGAAACTGTAAAGCAGGTATAACAAGAGTAATTTCTGTACTCCCTTGGTTTGCTATAATTTGAAAGCCTTGTGGATTAGAATCTATTCCAAAACCTACTTTTTCATATCCTGACTTAGCTACAGCACCACAAGTAAAAACATCTGTTAAAGATGTTCCTTGTTCACTAGCCCCTGTATCCAAAACTGGAAAACACTGATTATCTGCTAAAGGCACAAATTCAGAAATAGCTGTTATAAATTCAGGACTAGTTGCCAATTCATAAACACTATTAAAATCTTGCTGAAGAACAAATAAAAATGTATCATCAAATTCATTTAAAGGTTCTGTTCCGTCAACATAACTAGCAGTGTCACCTGAAAAGTCCGCGTGAACAAAATTAAAAGAGAAACCTATTTGAGCCCCTTCTTCTAATACAATATTGTCTCCACCAAAATCAATAGTAAACCTGGCATTTGAAATAGTAACTGATCCATCAATTGTATATGTTTGACTAGAAAGTGTTGCTGTTATTTCATCTGCAGATAAGCTTTCACTTATCAATTCTAAATCATAGTCTAAATAAATTGGTGCTCCATTTTCATCTACAATATCAAATCCATCAATGTAGTTTCCATACATCAATCTATTTCCCATAATAGTTTGTGCTTGCGCTTTTAAAGGCACATTATCATATAATCTTAATAGTTGTGCTTCAGGTAATGTTGTGAATATTTTTTTATTAGTAAAAGTAAGCGTTTGCTGTGTGTTATCAAGCCAACCTTCATTTACTTTGTTAAATCTTTCTATAACATTAATAGTTTGACTTGTGCTAAATTTAAAACACACATCCAAGTCTTTTACATTTCTACCTCCAGTGTCAAAAGTAATATCAACTGTATTAAATATGTTTTTCATTCCCTCCTGATTATAAGTACTATAATCAAAGTCAAAAGGACCTGGTGTAAAAGCATACTGACTAAAAGGCGATAAAGCAGAATACTCTCCATCTTCATATTGCCATCTATAAGCAAAACTTATAAGAATCTCTTCCATAAAGTTTTCCCCTCCACCTATTTGATACTGATCTATTTGAGGTGCATTTAATGGCGGTGCTAAAATTACATTTATATCTTGCTCTGTTAGCTGATCTACATCTGCATTATCAGGTGACAAATAAGTTCTTGTTACATTAATTTTTCTTGGTGGATTTAAATTGTCTGTAAAAAACAATAAATCACCAATTTTATTTACACCTGTTACTAAAAACTTTTTGTCAAAATTTAATATACTAGTAGAAATTAAATGATATACAAGAACAAAAGTTCTCGTGTTGTAGGAGACAAGCATATCTACTTTCCCTGTTGCACTTGAATTATTGTTTGGATCATTAACAAACCAATACATTGTTTCGTTTTGACCATCTTCAAAAGCTCCAATACATCTCGCTTGAGCACTTAAAGAAACGCCTTTAAATTGCAAGGAAACTAACTCCTCATTACCTTTCGAGTTTTCTACAGCACCAATCTCAGTTCCTTCAGTAGATCCCAACCTTACATTAAGAGCATCTACATATTCACCCTGAGGAACAAGACGTTCATCAACGCCCTTGTTCATTCGTCCCTTTATAAAATTTTTGGAAATCTTAGGCATATTACTTTATCCATTTAGCACGCCCTCTTAGATTCATTAATAATCTTCCTGGGTGTATATTACTTAATCTTAATTTTGCGTTTCTTAGAAGCGCTGCTTTTTCTTTTCTAACCCTGTTTATGATATATTCTTGAACACCTACTTTGCTATTTAGAATAACATACTTCATATATGCATATATAAATTCTTCAAAAAGTTTATTTACACTTACATTTGAGTCATCTCCCTTTTCCATTCCATCAGAAACATATTCTAACACACAAAGTTCATTAGCCATGTCAGAACTAAAATTAATTACACCTGCTTGTTTATTTAATTTAAACGTAGGATTTTGATTTGCCGTTTCAGTATTTAAACCATATCTAGCTCCTATGGGGTATTCGAAATACCATAGTCCATTATAAAAATATCCTTCTTGCCCATGATATTGACTCATTTCATTAAGATAAATAGTTTTCTTTTGCTTTAATATTCTTTGCATATCAATTGTAGATGTAGATGGTTTTAATATTTGTCCATCGTGATCAAATAATATTCTACAATTATTATCTTGCAAATAAGCATCTGCCCAGTTTGTTTGAATGTTTTCACTTAAAGGCAATAACAATCCGTCTTTATATAATGATATTCTAACCCAATTTACATAGTCTGCAGGCAATACATATCTAAGGGTGTCACAAACTTGTAGCTCAAGAATTTTAATTTCTTTTAAAGAATCGTAATTTAATTCTTGAATAGCTCTTTTTGCGTGAAACCTGATATTGTATTTTTCTACATTATTTATTAGCTTATCATTACCAACATACATTAGAATAAAATTTGTTACAATTTCATCCAATGAAACATATTGATACGATCCCCAGTTTTCATTTTCTGGAGCGTTGCCGCTATTTTCGTAATACTGATAGTCTGTTAAAAATGCCATAATTATTGTCCTTCTTGTTTATTAGCTTCAGTTTCTTCTGCCTTCCCAAATGCTGCAACTGTATTGTCTCTTATAGATACACCAGCGTACTGAAGTATTTTGTTTATTAAGTTAGGCGCATCTGATTCTGGTAATTCAAAATCCTGATAATCTGCCGCACTTTCATCAAATGAAGGCTCTTGATTTATTCCAACTTGAACATATGTCCAGTTAGGTACTCTAGGATACCTTATATATTGAGTAATAACCATTCCTTGTGTTCCTATGCTATCAGGATACACAGTAACTGTATTGCCAAAAGTGTTTGATGATCCAGCTGTTCCGTCAGCACCTCCCAATACATATGCAGGATACATTGCTGTAGGATAAGTCAAAGGACTGCTGTTTAAATAAAATATTTTATTTTGAGAAACTCTTTCTATTTCTCTTATTGTTGATGGGTTAGTAGATACTATTGTATAATCAATCCCTAATAAATTAAAAAGGTCATTACTTAGATTGAGCTCTGTTTCTGAAACAACTGCTGTCACAAAAGCACTCAAACCCGTTTCGTCATTACTTACTAAATTTCCAACTTGTACATTATCAGTTATAAAAGTTGCAGTATTGTCTTCTAATAAATTAGTTCCAAAATTTGTTGTACTACCTGTAGTAATTACAGTATTGTAATAATTAATCTTATTAATTAAATAGTAATTTTCTGGTAAATCATACAAAGAAGAACCTCTATACAACAAAGCTCTTGTCGCTGAAAAACTATCTAAAACTTCCTCTAGACTTTTTACAATATCAGCATACCCTGTACCAGATTGTCTAACATTCTGCTTTACATTCCACGCATTGTATTGATAAAAATAATCTTCAAATATATCTAACTGAGCTTGTCTTGCGTATAAGTTAAAATCATTTGGAGTTATGTATCCAAAATTATTTTTATTGGCAATAGAAAGCACAGTATTTCTTACTTCATTTATCATGGTAAATTTAGTTTGTACAAAGATAAGAAAAAAAAAGAGGCCTCTTTTTTTGAGGCCTCCTGGACTAATCTAGTTTTGATTCCAATATTCGCAGAACCTCTAACCCTTCATCGCTTTGTAAAAACGATGCGAGAATAAATAAAGGATCTTCACCATACGGAACAGTTAATAGTTTGTTTTTATTTCCTTTTAAGTTATAGTAGACATCTTTTTTGTTTTTCAAAACAAGTAATCCTTCACTAAAGAATTTTGAACACTTGTTCTGTAATGATAGTAATGGATCATTTATGGATTCCATAAATTCATTTGGATATCTTTTAGCAAATAACCTTACATCTCTTTTTAATTCTGCAGAAGTCATTTTTTCAATATTCAATCCTATTACAACTCTTGCAATAGTTTCTAGCATTTCAACGTCTAGATCTTTTGCTAATACTTGAGCATCTAAAGCTAAATCTAATTGATCTACTTCAATTGAAGCATCTTGTTCTTTATCTACCTCCACAAACTCTTTTCCGTTTGCTGGGTGATAAGATAAAAACTCTTGTAATATTTGATTTTGTTTTGGAACTCTTAAGAATCCATCTTCAAAAACAATTGGTTCTAACAAAACATTTCCATCTTGCTCATCCTCAAAAATACTTTTTTGATTTTTAGCATAACGAAGAGATCTGTTAATTCCTGTTTTATCGTCAAAATATAATAATGATTTTCTCTTTGTATTTCGAGAAGGTATTGTGTAGCTCAATGGAGCTTTGTCTTTGGTAAGTCTGTAGGTTTTATCTACAAATACGTTTTTATTTTTTTTCATTTTATTTAATTTAAATTTTACTAAAAGTAATAATTACCCTCGTCAATTCAACGAGGGCAACTATCACATAATTATAATCTATATCTTAGTTAGTAAAGATAAAGAAGTTGTTTGCTCCTAGAGTACATAATGCTCTTTCAGATAAGAAGTTAACTTCCATCGCATCTAATGACGATGTAGCTGCTCCACCTGCAGAACCTGTAATCCAAGTTTTGTAGCGTCTGTCTTCAGTTTCTGAAGCTCTATATCTAACGTGTAAGAAAGGTCTCTTAGCGTTTTTACCTAATACTTGATCGTATACAGTTGTTGAACCTGCAGGTACTAATATACCATTAATTGCTCCACCAACGATATCTCCTCTCATAGTAGGATCGTTAAGATATTTCCAGTCAGTTTTATAGAAGTCATATCCTCTTCTGAATCCTGAGAAACCTAAATTTAACGCCATTTCCTCGTCATTGTCAAAAAGACCATATGATGTTCCAGCTGGATTACCATATGAGTTTTGAGCTGCTAACATATCATCAATGTCAAATCCAAATTCTCTGTTTACGAAAAGTACATTTTCTTCGATAGAACCTTGCTTGTCTAATCTCTGAATAATAGCATCAAAGTCAGCTAAAGTAGTAGGGTTACCACCACTCCAAACATTTCCTCTTTCTTCTACTACATAGAATAAACCTTCAGATCCTTTGTTACCAACACCACTAGCAATTCCTTCTGCTATTGCTGCTGCTCCTGATCCTGCTACTGCAGGTACTGCTTCAACCATTGCTGTTTCAAGATAGTCTTCAAATCTCAATCTTGTTTCGTGCTCTGATTTTAAGTACCATAAAAAGCCTGTAGCTCCGTTTTCAGTTGTAACTTCGATCCATCCAATCTGAGCCATATCAGAACCTGATACTGCGTAACGGTCTTTAATGATGATTGGTGAATTTTCAAAAATGAAGTCATCAGCTTCTAGCTGACCTGACATTCCGATAGCTCCTTTTTGGAACTCTGAACCATAAATAAATAATGAACATTGTACTGCCGCTGCCATTGACTGACCTGCTGCTTCGTAATATGCTACATCAACAGTTCCTAAAGCTGTATCAACTGCTGTAACGATTGCTTTGTTACTGTTTGTTGATCCAATAGAACTATCTGATAACATGATTGTTTGTCCTACTCTAATAGCGATTCCACCTGTACCAGGTACAAGTACGTCATTAATAGTTAAAGTAGCTACTGCTGATCCAGCTGCTGCTCCAGACACTACGTCCACATATTTAGTATGTAATCTTCCTTGCTCTGCCCATTTGATAAGGTCAGAGTTAGAAGGCATTTCAGCGCCTACCATTCTTAAGAATGATGCTACTGTACGATTACCATATCTTTCAAATTCTTTTTCATAAGTATCTGGTAAATACTGATTTAAGAAATCGAAATTGGTAATGTAGTTTGTTTGTAATAAAACCTGTTCCGAACTTGGTTGCAAGTCAAACCCAGGTACTGCATCTACTGCCATAATTTCTAAGTTTTAAATTTTTACTATTTCTTTTTACTTCTAATTCTCAATCCTCTCCCGCTTGTATCAGAAACTGGTCTAGCCTTAAAACCTGTGTCGCCTATTGATTGAGGCGTTTGCCTTACATTCATGTTGATGTTTTTACTTTTCTTCGAAACATCTCCTATTGCATCTGCCTTTCCTTGCTCATAAAAATACTGAGCAAATTTCTCAGGATTCATAGCTGCACTCATTGCCCTATGCCATCCCTTAGCGTCACCAATCAAACCGTCATCATTTAAATACTTTTTTACAAAATTATCTAAATTTACTTGTTTGGCTTTCATTTCTGCAGCATCTCCATATGCGTATGATATTTTTTTATCTCCTACATTGAACTCAAAACCTTTGAACTCGGAATCAAAAACTTTATCAGTTTGCTTCAAAAAGTATTCGCTCTTTTTACGAGCTGCTTCTTGGGCGCTTGCGGATTGTTTGAGAGCTTCCTTATATGCCTGTAATTCTTGAAGATCTTTTTCTGGAATCGAGCTCCCACTTGACTCAAGAGGAACTTTATAAGATTCACTAAATTCTTTAAGATATTTTCTAGCTTTAGAAATTTCTCTTTTCTTTGATATATTCTTTTTCTTTATATCTCTTTCATCATCTTCCTCTTCATCATATCCGAACTTATCGTCCATTAAGTATTGAATGTCTTCAGAATCAAGATCTTCTTCAGTCAAAGAATAATATTCTTTCAGGACTTGGTCATCTGAAAACTCTGTATAATCTGTATTAGCTTTTACAAAGTCTTGAAAACCTCTTCCTGTATTTTTTTTAAAATCCAAATATTTAGACACATCTTCAGGTAGAGGATCATTTTTCTCTTGTTGAGCAAACAAATCATCCACTGATGATATATCTTTATTATATCTATTTTTAATATATGAAAGAACGTCTTCGTCTTTTATAGTTGGACTATCAACTTCCGACTTATCATCGGAACTTTGTTCTACAGTTTGCTTTTCAGCAGGTTCCGTAGCAGTTGTTTCTGGTGCTTTAACAGCAGCAGAATTTTCTTCTTCGTGTTTTTTAAGTAGTTTTTCTTCTACTTCCTGTACAGATTTTTCCTCCACAGGAGTTACTTCTTTAATTTTTAATTCCATTTTATTTTATTTTATGCAAAGTTAATATATAATTTATAACAAAATTTAAGCTTATCTAGGCTCAAATTCTGCTAAGTCAAATCCGTCCAAACTATCTTCATTGGACTCAAACGTCACTGGAGGCAAGTTATTTTTACGTTGCTCAATAAGTTTTGATTGTTCCGTATTAGCCTGTGATATACGACTTGCCTTAGCTTCTTCTCTTTTTTCTTCTCGCTTCAATAAACCTTCCTGTTGAACTCCTTGAAGTTGCATTTGAAGATTAAACTCTAACTTCATAAGTTCAGATTTAATTGCTGCCTCACCTTTCATTTTTTCTATAGCATACTGAGCTTTTCCTTGTTCAATTTGCATTGCAGCTTGAGTTTCCATTTGAAGTTTTTGCATTGCAGTCTGAGCAGCCATTTGTTGAGATTGCATATTAATTTGTGATTGTTGTTGTGCAGCTGCTGCTTTAGCTTGTTGATCTTGATCAGACTTAGCTTTTCTTCTAACCTTCAACATTTGATTAGCTAGCTTTAAATTTCTAATCTCTCTTATATCAATAGCATCTTCTAAATTAATATCATTTTTAGATAGTGCCATTTGAATATTCTGTTCTAATAGTTTTTCTTGTTCTTCATCTGGAGTAACTTCGATAAATATTCCAAAGTCACTTAAATACAATTGAGATATTTCTTCTAAAATACCTACATTAAATTTTCCAACTTGATTTACAAATTCTTCTCTAAAGTCAGAGTACTCTATTAAGTCAGCAATCCTACTTGATAAAGCCGTACATAATCTTTCTGTCAAAGATATTCCTGCATCTAATATGTGTCTTGTCGCTGTATTACTACTCAAGGCTGCTAATTTTTGCAACCCAACCAAAGCATAAGTGTCAGGTCTTGTTCCATCTCTAGCTTCATTTAAGCCAGTTACGTCACGCAACATAGACATATAGTGATTATATGTTCCTACTAAACTTTGAATTTTACCTTGTCCTGAACTAGCATTTAATTGCTGAATAGGAACTCTTGACTGATTAAAATCTCCATCTTGAGTATAGCTTCTACCTATAACACTACCAGTTTGAAAAAACATTCTTAGTGCATCTTCTGGATTATAAGTTTGCCCAGTACCTAAATCTACTTCTGATAAGCCATCTGCATCAATAAAAATTCCATCAGGAACAACTCTATTAATTACTTGTTGTAATTTTAAATGAGTCATTTGAATTAAGTCAGCAAACGTAATCATTCTCCTTACTAAAGACTCTAAAACACCTTTATACATTCTAGGCGCAGAAGCAATAAATTCAGGATAAACTTCTTGAGATGCAGAAGCTGGTCGAGCCATGTTTTCTGCCATTTCCCATTTCAATAAAATGTTAGTACCCATAACCATCACACCTTCATACCATACATCAATAGTTTTGGAAACTTTTTTAAATTTTCCTTCCTCTTGCATTTCCTCAGAAGGATTAAATGTATCATCTTTTTCAATTACTTTTTCTGCTCCTACAGCGTTTACTTTTTTCTTGTAAGTAAATGTGTGTGTGGTTTTATAATTAAAGAACAAACAAGTAGCACTATCTTTGCTAAACATGCTGTTATTATAATATTGTGCAGTGTTATTGTAATCATACCAGCTTTGACTGTATTTAGATATTTCATCCATATCTGCATTTGTCAAAGAAGGATCTATTTTTTTAAGCTCTATTATTGGAAGGGTTTTGATTTCACCCCAATAAAAACAATCTTTAAATGTAGGATCTTCAGTATAGCTATAAACTACATTTGCAGGATCTACATATTCAATTGATATTCCAGAGCCTAATTTAAATGAATGTTTACAGACAGAAATACCTAACACCATTTGGTCGTAGTATAATTGTTTTTGTATTTCTTTATATCTGTTTTCTGCCAATACAGTATTAATAGCTTCTTCTTCGGCTATCTCTATTGCAGGCTTGTATTTAATTTGCATGTGTAAAGCAAGTTCCTCATCACTTTCAGGAACTTCTTCCTCACTCATTCTAAATGTATTTACTCCAAAATCACGCTGAACTTGTTTCATAATTGGCTTTGCCAACATATCTTTTTCCAGCTCTTCCTGATACTTACTTCTTTTATCTAAAGACATTCCGTCTTGAGCGTATGCTTTTACTTTGAATAACCTATCAGCCATTCCATTTACAACTATGTCTACAAATTTTGGAATTATTGGAACGGGAGTCCAATCTAAATTTAAATAGCTTAGATCTCCATCTATCGCTAGTTCATTTTTATATTTGTGCATTGACTGCTCTCCTCGAGCATAAAGCCTAAGTCTGTGAAAGTCTGCCCATTGATTATAAAACCGACTTTGACCTCCGTCCTTTCTAAACCATTCATATTGTATCGCTTGTCCTATTTGTAGCCCAAATTGTAAGCTATCTTTTACACTGTCTGACACAAATTGACTTGGGAAACCCTGGGGGTTAATTGATATCTTTACGTCCTTCATTTACTTTAAAATTTGGCTAAAACTTCCCGAGTTGTCATATCTTGCAAAGTTAAGTTTTATTTTTGATTTATTTTTAACGGGCTGATACAAGCTTCTTTGATTAGCCATTACTGCCAAACCAGAGCTAATAGATGCATCAAACTTCGTTCTATTGTTGATATTGAATCTTGCCCAGTCACTTAAGGTTCTAGTAAAATACATCGTACCCATAGTGTCTGAATCTCTAAATGTTCCTAAAAAATCTAACCCTACATGTTTTTCTATGTAAGATTCTATTGCGGCTGCGTGTGCTTGTTTTACATCTTCACTAGAGTTAGGTATTCCACCTAATTCTTTTTCAGACCTTGATAGTTTGTTATAAATTTTATCTGGTCTATTCATTGAGTATCCCCTGTATCCTCTATTTTTAAAATGATACAATAATCTAGGTTTGTTGTTTTCAATAAGTATTGGCATACCATAAAACACACAAGCCATTAATACATCTTCAAAAAATATTTCAGCTGTTTGTGGTCTAGCTATGTATTCTAAAAAAAACTCATTTGTAGGTCCTTCATCCATATGAAATTTAGTCATTCCATGTAAAGCTCCATTAGATCCACCACCACCAACTGTTCCTGATATATCATAACTATCACAGCCAAATGAACCCATATGATCATTACCTGGATAAGCCTTGCCTTGTTTGAATACTTTTTTATTTTGTAGATGTTTGTTTGGAGTCCAAGTAACATAAAATCTACCCCTGTCGTTAGGGCTAAATATTACTTGACTATCTTTAATTCCATCCTTCCAAGAAAAAGATCCTCTTGTTATAAACTTATCTTTAATGAGAGATTCATTATAATCTATCTGCTGATATATTTTTTGTAAGTTAAATAATGATTGTTTACTTTCATCCCTAAATGCATGATTTTCAGATCTTGGGAATTGACGATAAAATTCATTAAGTGCGTCAGGATCATTTTTTAAAGACTCCACTTCGTTTTCCCAATAATCTACAGCGCCTTGTGTAATGTAATCGCCATAAACATCTATTGTCTTTTCTTTAGGATTATGAAAAACTGGAGCTCCATATATGTCTATAAATCCTTCCATATTCCATTCCATAGGAATAAAAAGTGAATATAACCCACTTTTAGTTTGACCATTCGCATTTCTATTACTTATATCTGAATCGTAAAATAATTTTTTAAAACTATCACCTCCCTTTTCTAATGAGTTTGATGTACTACCCATCATACATTTACCAATTACTTTACTACCTAACCTTAAACAAGTTTTAGTTACTCTCCAGTTATTTAAAATGTTATTAGGTCTTTCCCATTTACCAGACTCATCATGTACTAATAATTTTAATTTTTCTCCATCATAGCTATTATCACCAGTATTTTTCCAATCAATAGTTGTATCTAATCCCTCCACTAAATCAACTTCCTCAGTATACATATTCTTTTTTGTAATCTTTGAAGCTGGAACTCTATAAGCTAATTCTGTTTTTGGCTTATCCATACCGTCTTGAACTGGCTTAAAAAAGAATGGGTAGTTATTTGAAATAGGAACTACTTTGTCAGTAAACATTTTTTTTGCATCAGATCCTGTTTTAGATAAAATTCCTATTCTAGCATCTTTTGATATTGTTCCTATATTAGCACACTCTTCACTTCCCATATAAGAAAAACCTGAACGTCTAATTTTTAAATAACATATTCCAAATGATCTACTGTCTGCTTTGCATGCTTCCCAGTATAAATAAAAAATCCTATTAGCTTCTCGATAGTTAGGAAACCCAACATCAATCTTTGTCCATTGAAGATACATATAATGCGATCCTGTAATGTAAGTTTTTACTCCATTTGAATAGAACCAAAAACCTTCTTCTCTTCTGTCAAATTCAGTTTCAATATAATCCACCCATTGATCTTTAAAAGAAGTAGGCGAGCTATGCCAATTAAATATACTTTTAATTCTGAACAACTCTTTTGGATATTCAAATCTTTCCCAATATTGATTAGCTTTTTTACTATCTCTTTTGTATATATTTTTTGGTGGTTTAGGCAGAGCAATTCTAAGTCCATTTATGTTTATTACATCTTCTATTTGACCTGATTTAGATATAACAACTATGTCATGTTTTTCGTCATAGCCATACTTCCACGACTTAGCTTTATTTTTTACTGCCAAGGTAGATTTGGGAATAACATCCTCTAGTAAATGATATAGTTTATTTTGATCTTCTTTCTGCAAAACCTCTTAATGTTTTATCTTTTTTTTTGTTTTCGGACTCGCCTAGTAATTCTTTTTCTGATTCAACTCTAGCTAATATTTCAAATGCATCAAATATGGCTAGTTTTTTTGTGGCTGCTGCATTTTTTAATCTGTCTGCTGCTAGCTCATCATTAGGATCAGGCTTTATAATATCTTCTTTTGCAACTTTAATTAGTTGAGTTACAGCTCTGTGTCCAGCTTTTATTATTTCTAATTTTAATTCTTTATTTGTCATATATTAAAGTAATATTATTAGTAAACATTCTATATAATTTTTCTCCATCCACAGTGTATTCATACTCGCTGTCAGGCTGAAAAGATATTAAATCACCCACACTTAATCCTTTATTTTTAAGCTCATTGTTTGAATATTTTATAATACCTGTTAAAGGTTCTTCTTCTTGATGAGTTTTAATATAATGATTTTTTTTAGGTATTGGCTTAATCATACAATACTTTGAATGACACTTCCAAACATCATCATGTTTGTACATATAAAACTGATCCACATCAATAAAAAAAAGGTCGTCTTTAAAAAAGCTTTTACCACTTTTTTCACGCCCTTTCATGTCATTATAGTATTTGAAAACATTGTGATGAACAAGCAAGGTGTCACCTATTTTAACATCACCTTTATAGTTTATTGGAACTTCTTGAACAATAGCATACCTGTTAGAAACGGTATGATCTTCTTTTGAACTGCTTACAATAAAATCAATATTGCCAATTCGTTTTGTGTTGTCATACCTTTTTCCATTGTAAGGTTTTACAATGAAGTAAAAAGGTGATTTCATTCAAAATTAATATTATATTCAATTGAAACAGGCATATTAGGATTGAACTCCTTCCATAAATAAACTTCCTGTGAAGAGTTTTCTACCCAAATTTTTATTGAGTTAGATTCTGAATCATGCTTAATTAAGTGTATGTGATAGCTACCTCCTAGTACTACTTGATTTACTATGTAGTGCATAGCACTAGACTTATAGTCTGCTCCTATTGAGATTTTTCTTATTTCCATTATATTATATTAAAATAGATTTTACTCTATTATACTTTTTCAAATAAAAGATTTGCTTCCACTTCTTCTCCAGTATTTGCAAATCCTGAACTTGCAACTGCTGTTATTTGAACAACCAATCCTTGTAAATTACCTGATGCAGGAAGACTTACTGTTTCATAGAATCCTGGTGACGCTCCTGAAGTACCGTCCCATTGAGTTGTTATTGTTCCAACAGTAGTCCAGCTTGCAGGATCAGTCATTACAGATCCTAGTGGTGCAGAACTTATTGTGAAACTAACTGTAGAGCTTCCATTAGCAACTTGATAGTCTAAATTTGATCCCCACTGACATCCAACTCCTATAATTTTAAAAGGCCCTGGAACAATTAAGAATGGGAAGTGATCACTTGCTGTATTTTGCTCTACACCCCAATCTACACTACTTCCTCCTAAAATATCTGCACCTCCACCAGAAGCACCGAAGTTTACAAAAGTTCCGTTAAAAGAAACTAAAGGAGCTGAATTTGATGTTGATCCTGTACCTCTATTTACTCTAACCACACCATTATCATGATACAACCCTCCTTTTGGAATTCCTCTTGCATCTGCAGCCGCATCATCGCTGGCTTCGAATGATGGTACTGTAGGCAATATTATTCTTGGTACTTGCGGTACACTTGGGTTTCCACCATTTATTCCACCTTCCGTGATTAATAATGCGTTTGAACTTATGTTTGTGTTTAGCCCTGTAGATACACTAAAAGTAACATCTCCTAATCCTGCATTTCTATTGCTAGCAGGATATTCAGCAATATTGTTTCTGAATCCTAAATTCATTGTTTTGTCAGAACCTATAAGCTGACCACCAATCATAAATGAGTTTCTGTCGTTAACTCCACTTGGCCCTGTATTGTTTTCTCCAAAGGCAAACATTGAGTCTTGACCTTTAAGTATGTGGCTAAATCCTAAAGCAAATCCATTGTTGTTTGTTTGTATCTCATTTTGACCACCGACAATAAATGAAGAATAACAGTTTTCCATATTATTTTGGAAACCTATTATATGACTTCGACTTGTGTCAGTTGAGTTAGTAAAATCAGCACTGTTATCTACTCCTAAAATTGCAGATCCAGTACCGTTTATAATTTCATTTCTAATTCCAATTACTGCACAACCTACAGAATTACTATCTATTGATTGATTAGATGCGTATGGCCCAACAATCATACTTCCTGCAGGAACATTAGAACCAATGTCTACCCTGTCTGCTACTACTAAACCTGTGCCTATTCTTACAGCACTGCCAACCATTCTTACTATTTCCTTACTTAAATTGGTTGGACCTGGTTTTTGGTTAGAATAGAATGAAGTTCTATTAGCACCTCCGATATATATTGCATTATCTTGTGCAAAGTTGTTAAGTGAGTTACCTAACACTATTGCTCCTACTCTACCTGATGCTGCGTTAGCAGGTTTATTATCATTACCTAAAACTAGAGCTTTTCTTCCAACTGAACCTGCAGTAATTAGCCATTCATTTCCTTCACCAACAGCACCTACACTACCAGTTATTGTATTAGAATTACCTAGTGCAAAGTTACCATCACCTGGTTGTGCTGCCGCAATATCATTAACTTTATTGTTGTTACCTATTGCTACATTTCCTTGTCCTCCATCTTCAACTATATCATTTTCTGATCCAATTGCTACAGAGTATTTACCATTTGCTGAAGAACCTTGTCCCATTGCAATAGATCCTTCTCCGTTTGCTAATGATTCAGGGCCTAATGCTACGGAGTTTCTTCCTACAGCAAAAGCTTTAAATCCTAGTGATGCTGATCCTTCTCCTTGCGCTTCAGCCTCTTGTCCTAGTGCTATTGCGCTTACTCCTGAAGAAGCTGCTGCATTTCCTATAGCAACTGAAGCATCACCTGATGCTGCTGCGGCTTTACCAGCTGCTAATGAAGTCTCTCCACTTGCAACCGATGAATCTACTAAGGCCATTGATTTAAATCCTGTAGCGTTTGTGTCTTTACCTATAGATACTGAATTTTCTCCTTGCGCTATTGCACCGTCCCCGATAGCCACATCATAATTATCTAGTGATTGAGTTTTAGTACCTAAAGAAATACCTCCATCTTTTTCAGTTAGAGTTTGATCTCCTAGCGCAACAGATTTATTTCCTTTTGCTTCACAACTATCACCTCCTGCAGTGGAATAGTCTCCAATTGCTTGAGATCCCTCTCCCCATGATATACTAAAATTACCTGATGATTCAGATCCTTGTCCAAACGCTGTAGATTGATTCCCAGAAGCAATATTGGCTTTTCCTGCTGCAAACGAATTAATTCCACTTGCTTCACTGTCATTCCCCATTGCTGTAGAAGCTAATCCACTTGCTACTGTATCAAGACCTGAGGCAAAAGATTTTTCTCCTGATGCTGTAACAGTAACACCTAAAGCTACAGCTCCTGTATTAGATGCTATTGGATTACTACCCATTGCTACCGAGTTGCCTCCAGAAGCTAAAGCCGTAAATCCAGCTGCAAAACTTGTAACTCCACTAGCTATTGTATCCACTCCCATTGCTGTAGAATACTGTCCAGTCACAGAGTTACTTTTTCCAAATGCAGTACCATGATCCGCAGTAACAGAGTTACCTTCCCCTGCTATTATTGAAAAATCTGTACTACAAGTATTATCTAAACCTCCAAAAAATCCTAATTCTCCAGAAACTTGATTGCCACTACCTGAAACTAAATGACCCAATCCGCTCACATCGTTTGTGGCACCGAATACTGCACTAGTATCTGCAGTAATAGTATGGTCTTTACCTCCCACAACATTCTTTGAGCCGTCAACCGTGTTAGCGGCACCTGCGACTAAAGAGTGAGTGGATTGTGAACTAATATTATGAGTTTTACCAAATGCTGCTAATTCAGCTGCATTGTTAACAATATTAGAGCCAACTACAATTGATGATTGACCAGCATTTTCATTGTCTTCTCCACCACTAATAGCTAAATCTGCTGTGATTAATTGATCACTACCAAACGCATTCGATCCTGCAGTGCCTGTAATTGTATGAGTTGCAGTTTCGTTAAAGGCCATTGATGTGCCACCTGGAATAGGATCGATAACTATTGGAGCATCTCCTAGTTCATTAGGAGAAGTCCATATTGCAATGTTGCCTGTTGTACCTCCACCAGTTAATACTGATGAGTTGTCTATTTTATCCCAAAATATATTGTTGTTTAAGTCTTCTGATACTATTGCCCAATCTCCGACTTTCCAGTCAGTTATTGTTGCACCACCTTGAGTGGTTAAAGCAACACTACCATCTGCAGTAACAATCCAATACTTACCTGTGTTAGCAGGATCTAAAGGAACATTAAGTAGGTTTGGATTACCTCCATCACCTAAAGCTCCACCTTCTGCTGCTGTTCTTGCATCCCAACTACCCTGAAACTCTAATCCAGATCCTTGATAATTTTGCCATTCAACTGTACCATTAGGCTGAGAAACTAATACTTGCTCGCCTGTACCAGGTACGTCATTTGCATCATAAACAACTGAATTGTTAAAGTAGGTGTTTACCCCCATTGATAAATCCGCTCCTACATTAACATCTGCTACAGCAGTTACATCATTTCCTGTTATTTGTTGAGCAACAATTAAATTACCAACTCCTGCTCCATTGTCAAGATAAACAGTTGAGCCAAGTACTACCTCAGCTTTTTCACCTGCTGGTGCTGCTGTGTCCTGATAAAGTAATGAGTTTACTAATAAAACTGATTCTTGATCTACACTTGATGCTGTAAAAATTGGCAGTCTATAAGACACGCCATTAAATGCGGAATCAATAACATAATCAGCAATACCTTGTATTGTAAATGTTTTGGTCTGCTTATCAATTGGTGTTGAATTTGCAGCTGTTCCAATCAAATAATCTGCTCCCTCAATAGGAGATTGATTGGGATATGATAAAGTATTGCTAATTTTTGCCATCTTATTCTTTTTCTTTTATTTCCCCTGTTTGTAAATTAATAACAGAATTTTCGCCATATTTCTTCATTAACGATTGTTCTAATTCAGCAAATTGAGATCTAATTTCTTGTACGCTTGAAATTATCATAGACTTTTGAATCTCTAAATCTCCTAGCTGTGTTTTTGCTTTTACAAAATCAGAGTTTAATTGTTGTAATTTCTCTAATTCTTTTTCTTCTACTTTTTTCATTATTTTAAATTTAAGTTATTAATGCAAAGGTAATCAATTATTCTTATATTTTTTCCGCAACTATTTATGGCGATTATTCCCCATAACCTTCTCAACCCCACGCGAACCGAAATATGCTCCAACAATGAGAGAAAGAACTCCTGCCACGCTATCTAATTCATATCCAGCATACCATCCTATTATATAGGCTACTGAAAAAAACACAAGCGTTATTGGTCTTACGTTTTTTGAAAGCCAACTTGTACTCGCCATGTCTGCTGTCCATCTTTTTGAAACTTCCTGCATTTCAATAATATCTAGCTCTAAAAGCTTCATTGCTTTTTCTTTATCTTCAGCTGGCATAGTATCATCTTTATCAATTAAATTTTTTACCACACCTAAAACGCCTTGATCAGGCAGTACGTCTCCGATTGTTCCTAACAATCCTGGGGCTGCTTTAGTAAGAAATTTTCCTACCTTCGTGTCTTTGAATTTTTTTCTTGGCTTACTCATATTACCATGTATTTAGTTTTACCTTTTTCTTTATATGCTTTTAAACATCTATTTCTATTTTCTTGCTTGTCTACATAAGAAACATGAATCCAGTTGGGGTTATTGTCATCTCCAAACTCCCATATCAGTTGATCAAAATCTAAATTATCTTTAATCCAATGATACATTTCAGCATTTGTTTTATGACCATAAACGTCATCCAAATCCAAAGCCTGACCTTTCATATGCTGGCTGGATTTACTTCCTCCAATAGCACGATTTAAATCAGGAGACCTGAAAAAAGAAGTTATTTTTATTGGCCCACCTACATAGCTGCGTAGAGGTTGAAAAATCATTTCAGCGATTGTAAACATATTAGCAATCTGTTCTTCATTTGGCTCGTTCTTAATACCTAATCTTTTTGCAGTGTTAGAATGTATAGCCTCTTTGTATGTTATGTTTTTTGATATATTTTCCATTATAGTTTAATATTTAATCCTGCTTTCATGTATACTAAATTTTTATCCCAAAATTTTGTTTTCTCATACTCTACAAACACGCCAAGTTTTTTGGTTACGTTCCATCCAGTAATCAATCCTAAATTGTAATCTACCCAATCATCTTTACCAATAAATGTTTCATAACTAAAATCTTGATCTCCATAAACATGTTTATGTTTAGGATATATAGAAGTCCAACTATGTAACCAAAAACTATCCCTGTAATGATAAAAATCTAATCCCACAACTCCAGACAATGTACCTAAAGTACCTATGGCGTTTAACTCTCGTCTATTATAATCATTTACAATATCTGTATAATCGTTTTTTCTAAAATCCAAATCTGTATCTGCTACTCTATCTCCTTGATCATTTATCCAATACCAATCAAAATCATCGTATTCCCCATCATAATCATAATCTATTGAATAACCAATGTCTTGAAATCCGTAATCATAGGCAAGCTCCCACCAATTATTTTGACTCAGATAATCATCTATGGGATTATACCCATAAGGCAAATGAGTTCTCAACGCTCCTCCAATTGACAAGCTAAACTTTTTAAATAAAGGAACTCTAAATCTTAAATCAGCTGACTTGTAATCTAAATTAATTAATCCGTTTTGCTGAATCTCTCCTTTAGCCATCCACCACTTAGCTATGTATCTAACCAAATATCTTTGACTTTCAAAATCTCTGCCTCTTTGTCTACCCTGACTGTATTGAAATAAATACTCTAATCCTTTTACATTCCCAATATTTGATTGTAAGCTGGCATTTTGCTCAGTGCCATCATAGAATCTGTTTTCTCTGTTTTCATAATCCATTCTAGCTATTTTTCTAAGTCCTATTGAAATAGCATAATCGTTTTCTCTTTCAGGAGAAACATCTACTACATCACCCAACTGAGTTACAAAATAACTTTCAGGAGTAAACAAAGGGCTAGACTCTGAGTATGAACCATATATAGTAGAGTATTTGAAAACATCTTTGTAAAATTTCTTAAATGATTCTTTTACTTTATAGCTTCTTACAATTTTATTTTCTAGCTTTTTAGAAGTGTCGATTAACTGTGCATAAGAGCTTAGTGTAAATGCTAATAAAAAAAATACTATTAAAAATAGTATGGAGTTTAATGCGAATTTTTCTGTTTTTTCTTTTCTATTCATATCTAAAATTTGTTTGCTAATATTTCTTCTATATTATCGTTAATTATATCAAGTGTATCTTCTGGAAGTTTTAAAGAGATTCCGCTCTCTATTCTAACAACTTCTTTACCATTATGAAATAATATTATGGTAGGTAAATAAGTTATGTTTTCTTTTTTGAAAACATCTCCTTTTTCTGTGATATGAAAAGTGTGTGTGTTGTGATCAGAGAAATTTTTAAGTGATATCTCTGAGCTTTGTGTAAATGGAGCACTAAACTGAACTACTGATATTTGATCTTTATAATCTTGAGCTGCGATATTCGTGTATAAAAATATTAATATTATCGCTAATAGACGTTTCATTTTATCTTTGTTTGCTCAATTCATAAAGTCTTTCATCCATTTTATTTAATTGTTCTTTGATTTCATTTATGTCGATCATTAAAGTTCCGACATCTGATTCTACTTTTTCAATTGTGCTTCTTACTAATTCGTCTTTGTATTGAAATTCTATAGAACTAACTTCTGGCTTAGGCTCATTCATTGCTACTGCAATATCTGATTTTAATGTGAAGTAGGTAGTCGCTAAACTAACAGTGAACCCAATTATAAGTCCAATCGTTTTTACATCTAATGTAAGTTTTGTATTTTCAGATACTTCAGTCGCCATCACTATTTACTATCACATATACTACCTCTATATCACCAAGCGTAATATCTTTTTCAAAATATTCTACCATAGAGCAATAATCTCACCAGCTGTTGTACCTGTTGCAAATACCTGTAGAACATTAACTGGAAAAAACTGACCAGCATAAACCCCTACAAATGTAACAACATCTCCACCTACTGTTTTGACCTGAATGTCACCAGGTGTTCCAATATAAAGAACACAACCGTTATTCGTTCCACCAGTTACTGCTGGAATTTCGTCAGTGTCACTAGGAACAACTAATGCAGCTCTACCTGCTTGTAATTTTTGATATGCCATTTTTATTATTTATTATATGGGAATTTGCGATTTAAAGAATCTCTTCTTTCTTGACAACCACATGGTTTCCCTGTTACTTTTTCATAGACCTTTGCCACTTTATCAGCTCCTACTAATTTAGCAGCTTTGTGAACAGTATCTCCAAATCCTTTAGATTTCATTTAATTTATTTTTTGCAAACGCACTCTGCAACTGGGCAGTCATTTACATTTACTATTAATTTGGATACTAGCCAGTTCCACTTGCATAATAACTTACACCAAACCTTCTGCATCCAAAGTCCTAATTTTACTAATAATTTCCCCATTATTTCTTTTTCATTGAACAGCCAAAGTTTTTAGCATAATTAGCCTGCTTTACAATAGTCTGAGAATATTTCTTTGGGCTTTTCATTACTGCTGATGCAGCACTGCATGTATCTTTAAATCCATTTTTTTTTGCCCAAGCAGAAAATTTTCCTTCATTCTTTTTTTTAATTGCAGGAAATGCTTTTTTCTTTTTTGCCATTTTATTTTTTAATTAACTTACCCAAGTGACTGTGTACACTTGATGGGTAATGTTTTTCATACTTCATTGAGTGATCTCCACCATAAGCGTGACCATATATCTTTTTTGACATAGCTTTAGACTCATCTCTACGATCTTTCATAGATTGAGAATGTGCACCTTTGTGCTTGTTTCCTAATGACTCATCAAGTCTGTCGTTGTACCCTTGTTTCATACCTTAATTTTTTAATATTTATTTTTTCTTATTTTTTCTTTTGGCCTTCAATCTTTTTATTCTTGGGCCAATACGATTCATTTTTCTTAATGACGCTTTGGCTTTTCTTTTAGAATAATTAGAAGTTCCGTCAACGTGAGTTAAATGTTCTTGAATAAGATCTTGATCTTTCTGTTCTAAATTTTCAATCCTAGTAGAAAGTCTGTCTATCGCTTTATTTCTAAAAGGCATACTATAATCTGGCATATCTAATTATTTTTATTTTTTATTATTTTACAAATATACTAATATTTTCCTTGCCTATTTTTAGGACTAGCCTTCTTAGAACCGCCTTTTCCAGCCCATAAATTTTTACATGCCCAATAACGAGCTGTTAGTTTTGATTTTGCTGATCCGCATTTGTGACGTGCCTTGAAGCTCTTTCTTGCAGCTGCTGAATAATTATGTCCATATCCTTTTGCTCCAAAGTGAATAAGTTTTTCTTTTCCTCCTTCGCAGGCTTTGACCATACGCTTTTTACCCGCCCTATCAGAAGGTCTAGGTTTGTTACAAGGCATGTTCTTTTTATTGGCCATATCATTATCTTTTTGTATACTTCTTAGTAACTTTACCTGCTTTGGTATTTGCTACCACTGTTTTTCCTTTTCGACCTGCAGCTTTTTTCTTTCGAGCTGTTCTAGCTCTTTGAGCTTTGGTCATTGATTTAGCTTTAGCTAATGGCAGACATCTATCTGGGTTCTTTTTATTTTTGCTTGTTCCACAAGCGCCTTTGATTGATCCATCCAAACCAATCCTTACCCATTTTTCATCTCTCCACTTTTTAAGCTCACCCATTAGTATCCTGACTCTGTCATTCTAGTATTAGGGTTGTTCTTCATTGATCCACCCATTGTTTTTGCAAACTCGTGAGCTTGAGCTTTTCCTACTGCATTGTAAGGAAAACTTTTCTTCATTGATTTACCTGTGTCTGGGCAACTATAATTTACTGTTGGCATAATTTCTATTTTTTAGTATTCTTATTTTTCTTTATAGCTTTGAAATCATCTCCTGTAATCTTATTGAAAGGAAATGCAGCTCTAGCTATTTTTCTCTGTGCTTTGCTTAACTTACTCATTTAATCATCTCTTTGCATTAATATTGCTAATCTTTTTCTTGCTCTTTCTCTAGCTCTTTCTTGACGCTCCTTTTCAAGTCTTTCCATTTCTGCACGTGATGCTCCTTTTCTATGTGGGCTGTCTTTGCTTAACTTGCTCATTTCTTTTTCTTTATAGATTTAAGCATTTTGTCAATCTTAGCCGCTTGGCCTTTGTGCATAGCAGAAGCTTTTCTAAGCTCTGAAGCTATTTGTTTTAATTTTTTTGCATCCATTACTTTTTCTTTTTTGCTCCTTTAGCGTAATTAGGATCTTTACAATATTTACTAGCTGCCATATTCGCATACGCAGACGGATATGTGTCAAATGTTCTCTTTGCCCATGCTATTCCTGCTGGACAAATCTTATTTCCTTTTCTTTTAGTTGCTTTACTCATTATCTAGGAACCATTGCAATTGTCATCTCCATCTCACCATCTGATGTTCCTATTGTTCCAGACTCTACACCTGAAACATTAATAATATCACCAGCGTTCAAATCAATATTCAATCCTGTGGCAAATTTAGCAGGAAAAGTGTTATTGTCTCCTGGGCCTAAAACTAATCCTGTAAAGTCAACAGGAGTGCCGTAGTTAGCAGTAACTGTTACTGATCCTTGAACACTTGTCATTTTAAATAATTTAACTTGCCATACATCTTGTGCATTTAAAATTTGTACCGCTGTATTGGAAATCCACTTCATACTAGCATCTGTAATTGTACAATCAAATGGTATAGTTAATACTGATGAGTTACCTGCTGCAGGTACAGCCTTTACACCAAACTCTAAGGTGTCTCCAAATATTCCTGGAGATCCTCCGAATAAGTTTTGAAATGTTCCTGTTACCATGAACTTAGCTTGAGGTATTAAATCTGCTGGATCGATTTGAATATTATCTAAACCTTGATATCCAACTAACGCATCTATTTGTGCTGGATCTGTTCTTACATCAAACTGTGAAAATTTTTTATTTGCCATTTTTAATTATTTATTTATTATGGGCACGTTTCAGGAATCATTCTGAATGCACCAACTTCTTGTTCACAAAACTCATCAAGCTCTGTTATAATAAAACAGATTTCAGGAATCGCTGTATTTCTTTTTTGTGGAAATGGAGTTCCATTCCCTATGCCATTTGCTAACCCGCTCATAAATTTTTATTTACCTCCTGTGTTTCCTTTATTCTTTCTCCCTTTTCCTTTTTTACCACGAGCTCTTCTGTCTCCAGGAGTGTTTGTTTTACTTCCTCTGTTTTTCTTTTCAGATTCTAAAACATATCTGCCTCCTTTTTTTCTTGAAACATCAAGTCCGTCATAGTTTCCATAAGTGCCTTTTTTTCGGTTTTCACGGTTATCTCTAACCCTTTGTCTTATGGATGATTTCTTTTTATTATACTCCGATTGATAAGCTCTGTGTTTTTTACGAGCCTTTTTATTTTTTCGATAGTATCTCGCTGTTCGTCCAAGCGCCATAATAAAAATGTTATCTTTGCAAAGATACAAATTTAATCTAATGAAATTTTCACTAACAAACGACTACCTCAAGTATTGGAAAGTTGTAAGACAATGGGCTAGATCCAAGCATCAGCTCTCAACTTCCGAAATCGAAATGATTCTTTTTTTATATAGTGAAGGTCCTTTTAAACGTAAAGCTTTTGACGAGTATAATGAAATTATGTCGTGGGATAAAAGGCGTTTTGAAAATTTACTTAAGCAAGGATGGATAGTGGTTTGGCGTGAACGCAAAGGAAGGGAGGCTACTTTGTACGAATTGTCTTACAAAAGTAAGCGCTTATGCGCTTCGATTTATAAAAAATTAAACAAAGAAGAGTCTGTATCTGAACTTGAAACTAAGAATCCAATGTTTAGATATGATGCTAAATATAGCGACAAGGTTTATCGTAAGATGATTAAAAGAATGAATAGAGAAAGAAAACTATAGTACTACTACTACATCTCTTTCCGATATTATTGTTACTATCTCTTCGTTTAACATCATCTTATGACCAGCGTTTCTATCGTAGTAAATTATATTACCCTCTTTCACCACCTCCACATCAGTACCTGGAATAAGTATCAAACCTTTTTTGTATCTTAGTTGATTGCTGTCTTCTGAAGTCAGCAAGATTCCTGATTCTGTTTTCTGTTTTTCCTCTATCTCTGAGAGGACAATATATTTACCTACTGCTTTCACACTACCTCTTTTTCTGTTACTTCTTTCTTATAGATGCTGTAGCCGTTTTCTTTTAAAAAATCAATCGACTTTTTTATTTCAGCTTCGTTTTGTCTAAAGTATTCGAATATTTGATTATGTATTACCATGTTTGTAAATTTAAATTAATTATCTTCCTTGGCCTCTGTACCTCTTTAAGTAGTTAGAACTTGATTTTACTTTGCTGCTTTTTGTTTTGCAATGTATTCCTTTTCTTTTTCTACTCTTAGATTTATATTCAGCGAGGTTTAGTTTAGCCATTTTTACGTTTCATTGTTACGATTGCATTTGTAGTAAGTATAGTTGTTGCTACACTCACTGCATTCTTTAATGCATTCTTTGTTACTTTTGCTGGATCTATGATTCCCATTTTATACATATCACCAAACTTTTTATTTTTTACGTCATAACCGTAGTTATCTGGGACATCATTACAATTGCATATTTCATCTCTCACTTTTTTTACGTCTTCTCCTGCGTTATTCAGGATTTGTTCTATAGGTGAGCACAATGCTCCATACAATATATCTCCTGCATCTGATTCTTCTAGCTGTTCTGCGCATCTTAGTAAAGATATTCCTCCACCTGGCAGGATTCCTTCTTCAACGGCTGATCGTACAGCACATACCGCATCATCGATGCGGTCAAATTTTTCTTTTTGCTCAATATCTGAGTTTGCACCTACATACATCACTCCAACTCCACCAGATAGCAAAGCTATTCGCTCATTCACGAAGTCTTTGTCTTTTTTAAGCTTACTATTTTCTTTTTGAACTTTCAATTCTTCAATTCTTGTAGTAATCTCTGGATTATCTTGCTGATCTTTGATAATTACTGTAGATTCTTTACCTACTATCACTTTATTTGCGTGACCAAGGTCATTCATTGTAAGTAATCCTAAGTTATCTCCCTGTGATTCGCTGAAATACTTAGCTCCTGTTGCCAATGCTATGTCTGAAAGCAATTCATTTGTTTTATATCCAAACGATGGTGGTATAATATTGCAAAGCTTTAGATTATTCTGCACAACATTTGCAGCAAGCGTGTTGATTACGTTCTGAACGCAATTGCCTATGATCAATAATTTTTTATTTTGGTTGATTATTGGTTTAAGCACGGTTTCAATTTGAAGAATGTTTGTAATCTCCATGTCTGTAACTAAAATATGTACATCATCAAGAATACATTCATCGTTTCTTTGGTTATTGATAAACAATTTAGAAGTATATCCTCTATCTACTTTGATTCCTTTGGTAATTTCGTAGTAAGTTTCTTCTGTTTTGCTATTTTCTACGGTTAATATTCCGTCATTCCCTAATTCCTTATAAGCATTAGCTATCATCTGCCCAAGCTCTTCATCATTATTAGCAGAAACAGTTGCCACATCTTTCAATGTCTTGCCTGTAACCTTTTTAGATTTAGAAGTTAGATCCTTCAACAGCTTATCGGTAATCCTATTTATATCACGAACTACCATAGTCTTGTTTGCGTTCTCTTGTCTTTTAAAATACTGCAATCCTTCACGGACTATTGCTTCGGTTAACACAATTGCTGTAGTTGTTCCGTCACCTGCCGAGTTAGCTGTGCGTTCTGCCGCTTCCTTCATCATGCGTACTGCAAGATTCTCTACTGCATCCTCAAGATCAATAGATTTAGCAACGGTCACTCCGTCTTTTGTAATTGTAATTCCGTGCGTATGGTTTTGGGATTCTATTAGAACCGTTTGGCCGAGTGGCCCTAACGTGCTTTTAACAGCTTTGGCTATTTGTGTGATACCGCTTAATAGTTTTTCCCTTCCCTGCTCATCGAATGAGAGTATCTTTGGATTCATTTAAGTTAAATTTGATTTATGACAAATATACAAATAATTTTTAACATGTCGTATGTCGTTTTTCCACGCTCCTATACTCTCTTATAGTAAATACTCTTTTTATATTTTATTTTTTTTTATAAATACTATATAAAATCGACATAATCGACATAAAGTTAGTAATCAAGCAGTTAGCTAAAAATATATCGACATAGTTTCGACATACCTTGACATAAATCGACACAAAAAAAAGAGACTGATAAGATCAGCCTCCTTTTGAAACACAAATTAACTATTGGGAAGAAAGTTACCTGTATATACTTTTGAAATCTTTTTTCATTTCTGCAAGTTCTATTCCCTCTGCAATCATACTAATTTTCTTAGCACGATGTTTAGCGTTTTTGAAACTTGCTAATTTTTTTATTCCCATTTCGTAGTACTGTCCATAGCCGTCAAGCTCGTGTCTATTACGCTCTGCCATGTACTCTGCCATAATCGGTCTTTTACCTATCATTGTTTATCCATTTAAAGTTTAAACTTACGATCCCTAAATAAATTACTAGTTCATCATATGGGAACTGCTCTGTTGCTCCGAAAAAGCTCCAGCCTAAGGCGAAACCGATCGAGAGTCTTTCTTGTATTTCTAATGTAACTTCTTCCATGAAGTAAATATACGAAAAATATTTGACATATCACATACATAGAGTGTTTGGGTAATATATATATTTTACGCGCAATCATCATAATAATAAATTGACTTTTTTTTCTTGGGGGGGGTTAAAAATTTTTGCGTTCCTCCTGATTTTTTTAGCTTTTTTTTGCCACCCCTACCACCCCACACGCACACACACGCACACGCACGCACGCGCGCGCGCGCCCGTTCCCCGTTTGCCCTTTCCCCCGTTCCACCCTTCCCCCGTTCCCCCTTTCCCACGTTCACGCACGGACAAAGGGAAGGCAATAACAGACCGAAAATTTTATTTCATTTAACAAAATTGCACCCATTTAACGCAATTATGTTATTTAGAATCATTCTAAATTTCATTTATAACTTGCTGATTTTCAATAACTTAAAGCTAAACACAAAAAATAAATAAAAAAAATACCTAAAAAACGAAAATGATTTCTTAGTTTTGTTTTCGATAAGTGGTTAAGCTATTGCACCACGTTAAGCAATAGCACAATTTAAATTTATTTATAATGAAAACTATTAAAACAAATTCAATTCAAAAGGTTGTAACAACTAAAAAAGCAACCTCTCCAAAATGGGCAACAAACGCAAAGAAGACAATTAAAACCCTATCCAAAAAAACAGATAGAACACAATTTGAAACATTGCGTTTAGTTAATCAGATGTACAAAATCGAAAATAGGTCTTTGTCAAAGATTTACAGAGAACTTGCAAACCCATCAACAGAGATAAAAGCATTAATTTCTGAGATATTAGGCAAATCAAATTTTCCAACCTTTGCACAATTCAAAGCAAAGGCGAAAAAAGGACAAGTTTATTTTTCGGTTTACTCTGGTTTATTAATTGTTAAGCAATTCAATAAAATAGCACGCACAAGGGCAAAAGTCAAAAGACAAAACAAAGCCACAGCAAGCAAATAAAACACGCTTAAAACCCCCTTTAAATGCTTTTTAGAGCATAATTTGAAAATCATATTTTCAAGGGGGTACAAAATTTTAACTTCGGCAAATTACATTGATTTGTTAAGTAGTAGATTTTCAGGGGTGCAATGCCCAACGAACGAAATGTTTTTCTGAAAATTGAAGCCAAACCGAGGGGACATATTGAAAGGATAGTTACGCAAAGGGGTTTACTCTACCCAGTCGAGAGATACGACAAACAAAACGAATGAAACGCAACCTGTCCAATCATGTTGAATAGCAACGCAAATACTCAAAGATTAAATTTTGTCTTGTCAGTTGCAACGCTTCGCATTCGGCGTTAGTAGATGTGGAACTATTGGAGGGAAACCAACAACAGAAAGTTAGCCAACTTATATAAAATTTTGGGGCAATGTGTAAAGTGCAAAGTCAAGTTTAAAAACTTGCTTGAAGTAGATTTAGACACCTACCAAATACCAAAATTACCTATTCATTTAGGTTGTAAGGAAAAGAAAAGAGAGGCAAGGCATATAGTAGAAACACAAAGAAACAAGGGACTGCTGGGGGTTCGAATCCCCCTATGCCTACTAATTTTAAATCAAATCAAAGTGGGAACAAGAAAAAGAATTCGTGTAAAAGTGGGAGAACTTGGCACGAAAATACAAGAGCAACTTGATCAACGCAAGGCAATGTTTGGAGAGATAGTTTCAGACATAATGCAAGAGCAGTCGTGCAGTTGGGAAGAGGCAAAAAAAATCTACAAAAGAAATAATGTAGAGAGAGCAATAAAAAGAGAGTTTAACTTAATTTAAAAATCAATAAAAATGAAAACACTTATTAGAGAAATCGCAAACGAAACAAGAGTAAGAGATGGACAAGGGAATGTCTTAACAACAATGACTGGAACTTTGTTCACAATCATCATTAGATTAATACTGGCAGGACTATTCACGATGGCAATCGGTGGAATAGTAGCCTTTGTATTAATGTGGGTAACAGGTGAGATAAATGTAAGCAACGCTAACTTTGGAATATTAGGATAATGGAACATAAGATAGTAAACGGACTTCATTGTATCATAGATAAAGGAGGTCGAGTAAATGTATACACTGAAAAGGAATACATACACTTAACGTGGTGGAATAAAATTAAAATCAAGTATAATTTAAAATTTAAAAGATGAAAAAGAGAAGTTATAATTACTGGGAAACAGAGCCAGTAGAAAAAGTAAAGATTAAAATATCTAAAGCACAAGCAGAGAGATTACACAGAGAATTAAAAAGCATACAGCTTGGACAATTAAGCGTAAACTCAGACCAACTAAGTGCTATGGTAGATGTGGTAAGTATATTAAGAAAATCAATAAACAAATAAAATAAATAGATATGGATTTTAAATTTGATGTGAGTGCTATGGGGTACTCAGACAAAGAAAGTATGATGAAAGTCATCAATGCTTATATGAGAAATTGTAGTGGAGAAGAAGTAATGTATGAGGGAACTGGAATGAATATGAACACAGGTTATGTGTACATAGCATTAGAGAACGGAGTAACAATAGCTTCAAACTTTGGGCAAAGAGTAGAGTATATAGTGACAGATTATGTTACAGGAGAAGAATACTTTTTGAACTCATATAGTTCAGCAGTTAGAAAACAAGAACAATTAAATAGAGAATAGTATATGGAAACAGAAATAACAGAACTACGAAAGTGGTTGAGAGTGTGGAAATATCCACCCAATGACTCAGCTTTTAACGAGGCTGAGAGACACCTAACAAAGGTGCACAACAAGTATGGAACAGTAGACATAAGTATAATTAAACAATTAATAAAATGAAAGTAAACAAAGAGTATGATAAAGTAATCTATGATACATTAAACCAAGCATTTATGTATATCGCAGAGACAGATAACATAAGCAAAACACAACTATTAGACAATTTAGAAATGTGTTGTGACATAATGGAACAGGCAATGATGGAAGAAATGAGAGAGGCATGGGAAAGATATTATAAAGACGTTCACAAGAGTGATGAGGATTTTATAGTAGCCTTAGGATTTGCACAATACTTAAGTAAGAACAAGATAAACCCAACAATATGAATTACGAAGTATTATATATAGACAACCCTGAGGACTATGACTATGTAGAAACTATGGGGTGTGGAGAAACAGAAATGTGGATACACTGCGAAACAAAAGAAAAAGTATATGTGCCAGTAGAATTAAAAAGATACTGGCACTTGGCAACTAAAAATTATTAATATGAAAACAGGAATGATTGCAATACCAGTGTGTTATATACCTGATGATGATGATAAAGTAGTATATGACACAGATTATATGAGATATTTATTTGAACAACAATTAAAAAAGCTAGAAAAACTAAACAATGAAAACTAAAAAGAGTGGAACATATGTTGTAAAACAAGACCACTATGAGTTAATGATACGATACGAATATTATTACGATAGTGGCGACTACTACCAACCACCTGAAGAGGACTTGGAGATAACAGATGTATGGTTAAACGATATGGATATAACTGACTTCTATTGGGATCACCTCGACTTCTATGATGAAGTGGTAGATCATGCAAGGGAAAGCTGAAACCCTAAAGAGTAGGCACAAATTAAATTTATTTATTATGACAAAAGAAGAAAGATTCGAGCAAGTATACTACTGGTACAACCAAGTAGATAGTTGTTCACTAAGTGGTGCAATAGACGCATTATTTGAGGAGATTAACGAGCAGATGAGACGAGCTGAAGTTCCTGAAGAATTTTATCAGGCAGTATTTGGTTTGGTGAATGATGATTATACTATTACAAGAAATTAGATATGGAAGAAACAAAAAACTTAATAGAAATCGATGGCGAGTTTTATAAGCCTGATGAGGTCGTGTATTCAGAGTGGCAACAAAAAGATATTGTCAAGGGGAATGCCGAACAAATATGGTACAATGGGGACTATGACTGGGGAGATGTTGATTGTGTTTCACAGAGTGGAATGTTTGTATGGGTAGAAGATGAAGGAATACAAGCATACGAAGACGATACATTCTATTGTGATGTAGCAAGTTGTCACTATGCAAACCTTGATGCAAGAACAGTATCGTATTGTGATGTAGTAGGACACGAAGATAATTTTGCTGAGGATTATGATTGGAGATATGTTGAAAGAGGATTGGCTGATGGCTACTATCTTCATTGTGATGATGCAGCATATTGTGAAGACATTGATGAACACGTACACATTGATGATGCACATTGGTGTGAAAATGAAGAGTGTTACTATTGGGACGAGTCAAATGTTCATGATGGAAACGTAGGTATAGATGTATGCGAGTATCATTCATCAAAGGATAATGTATGTCACATCATTGACTGTCACGCACAATTCACAATAGGTTTTGAAGTAGAGAAAAAATACTTTAATACTGATTATGGAGTTGCTGAAGAAGTGGGGGATGAAGTGGGTGAGCAAAAGTTGTTTGCTGGATATGAAACAGATAGTTCGTGTGGGGTTGAAGCAGTCACGCACATACTACCTTTATCATCTCCTCGTAGTGAGAATAGAAAGAAAGTGTTTGAGTACATAGATGAAGCAGAAAAAATCATAGGTAGTGCAACAGACACAAGTTGTGGTGGACATATGACTATACAAGTTCGGACTCCAAGGGGTGAGGATTTGCATCAAGGTATGAGAGCAGAAGATGGGTACGACACAGTAGATAAATTACGACAGAAGATAGCGTTACTCTATGCATTGTATCGACATCGACTTAAGCGAACTTATTGTGAAAGCAACAAGCCAGTGAAGAAAGAAAACAACTACAAGTATTCGCCAGTACATGTCAAGGGTAACAAAGTAGAGTTCAGAATACCCTCAGCGATCAAGAACACAAAGCAAATGAAACTTAGGTATGACTTGATGTACAAGATGTTACACCTAACATACAACAAACCAACATCATTTGAAGTGTACTTACAAAAGGTCAAGCACATTGTGATGAAGATGTACAAGGGTGACGAACAAAAAGTAGAACAGATATATAGTATAGCAAGGGATTTCAGAAGATATCTTATTGCTGAAGAGGTAACAGACCTCACAGATCCATTTATTAATTATAGAAAAGAAGAATAGTTATGTGTATTATTATTATTAAAAACAACAAGAAGTTAATCAAGACAGAAACCTTATTGACTTCGGCAATCAAAAATCCTGATGGACTTGGGATATTATGGCTAGACACGTGGAAAGTAACGTATCACGATAGCAAAGATTATATGGAGTTGAAGACACAACGACCATACATTGCACACTTCAGGTATGCAACAGTCGGCAAAGTATGTCGAGCAAATTGTCACCCATTCCATATTGATGATGACAACATATTGTTTCAGAACGGAACGGTGCATGGGCTTGGCAACAAGAAGAAGACAGACACTCAGCATATGGCAGAGATACTCAGCGACTTACCACGCAAGAGGTGGAGAAGTGTGCTGGAGATGAACGACTCAAGATTTGTTACTGCAAACCTCAAGAAGAAATCGTTTACTATATACAACAAAGAAGATTGGATTACACGCAACAAGATTATGTATAGTAAAGACAACGTGTTGGATATGACATTGATTGGTGTGTATGGTACGTTGAAGAAAGGTTATTCAAACTATCACGCACATCTAAGAACTGAAACATATGTAGGTAGTGGAGAAACGGTAGACAAATATCCAATGGTAGTCAAGGGAATACCATATCTACTAAACAGAGTAGGCGATGGACACAATGTAGACATTGACTTGTTCTTAGTAGACAAAGATGCTATGATGGATATTGATATGTTAGAGGGACACCCACATTGGTATCAACGCAAACGCATAGAGGTAATCACAAACAAGGGTAATGTGTTTATGCCTTATGTATATTTCAATGACAATCACGACAATGGTGAGTATCACAAGACATACACAGAAGATGTATGGGACTACAATGGATATGATGGCTACAATGATTACATTAGTGATGAATGTACCTGTGCAAACCCTGAGCCAATAATGGACTATGGAGATTGTTATTGTGATGTGTGTTACGGAACAATAGACAAGCACCAACAAATAAATAGTATAACTAAATATATGTAATTATGAGCAAGTACGAAGACAAGGCAAAGGCAACCTTTTATAGCCTTATAGGTATCATAGTGATACTTATATATTTATTAATTAAAACACATTTATTATGATGAAAACAGTAATGGGAATAGGACTGTTCACACTCATCATTGGGGGAAGGTATACCCCCACTAATGAGGTAGTTGTAGATGCAACGATCTACCACGCAGTAGAGGGACAGACAGATAGCACACCCCTGATCACAGCCAGTGGCAAACACATAGATCCAAGCAATCCTGCAGGACACAGGTGGATAGCAGTATCAAGAGACCTGGAAGAACTCGGCTTTGTATTCGGCAAACGTGTAATGGTTATGGGGGCACAGCATATGGACGGAATATATACAGTAGAGGATAGAATGAATAGAAGGTGGACAAAGAGAATAGACTTCCTTGTAAACGAAAGTATGAAGGGAGGCAAATGGGAAAATATAAAAATTATATTGGTTGATGCACGATAACCATCCTTAGTTGTCGCTAATGTAGGACGTTGTAATGCGTGAGTCAAAAACGAGGTGCATCAATTGTTTTCATATAATATGCTCGTTAAATTACAACAAGACTGACAGCACGGAAAGACGGCTACCTTCGGGTATAACTTAAATTAAATAAACATGAATAAATTAAAAACTTATCAATGTATCGAACATAATGAGATATTCTACATTGATGCAAAAAACATAGAAGAGGCAAGAGACATTGCTTCACTATGGGGAGGAAGTGTAATAAAACAAATTAACAATTAAAATTAAAAATTATGATAAAAGATGTAAGAAAACACTGGACAAAGAAAGCCAAAGACAACCTAGTTGGTTGTAAAATTGTTAAAGTAGAGTACATGCCAGATGAAGAATTGAAAGAGGCAATGTGGTATAAGTCGCCACTATGTATGTTACTTAAAAGACCTAATGGAACTATGTTTTGGATCTATCCAAGTATGGATGATGAGGGCAACGATGGGGGTGCCTTATTCACCACGATAAAAGATTACCCCTGCGCACCAGTAATATAAATAAATATGGAAAATAATTTTAAAGATGAGAGAATAAAAGCTCTCAAAAAACAATTGGATAGTTATGACAAAATAACTATTGAAAGGATAGAGAGTATTGCTCAAGATATAATAGATGATGATGAATGGGTAAATGATAGTCATTCATCCATAGAGCATAAAGGAATAAAAGATGGACTAAACAGATTAATTAAACACTTAAAACAAATATAATTATGCCAAATCACGTATATAGTATAATATCGGTTGAAGATAAGTATATCGATAAATTAAAAGAGATAGCTAAGGTAGGGTTGTGTAGACACTACCACCCTATGCCTGAAGAGTTAGATCTTCAGAAGTATTACGACAAAACTCACGACAATCCTTATGGAGAAGATTGGGTAAAGTTTAGGAAAGAACAGGAAGACTGGATCATAAAGCAAAAGAAAGAAAACCTAAAGACATATGGAGCAGAAGACTGGTATGCTTGGTGTACCAGGTATGACAATTGGAACACTAAGTGGGGTTGTTATGATGGCGAGGTTGAAGGAAACCATTATCATTTTACAACTGCATGGGCTCCAGTTGCTGATCATATTATAGCAAAGCTAACAGAAGACATTCCTAATTTTGTATATGAGTGGGAAGAAGAACAAGGTTTCGGAGAATATCGTGAGTTTGAAAATGGAGTACAGTTTACTTTTAGAGAATGGGATATACCTGAATGGAGTACAGAAAGATGGGAAAATGATGAGAGATATGATGATAAGTCTTATTATGATTATGATATAACTACTTTACAGAAACCTTACACAGATCGTGACGGTGTGGTTAGAAAAAGAGGGTTCTATTTGGACTATGACTTAGAACGTTATATGGGTAATCATTACGAGGAAGCAGTTAAGGAACTTCTTAAAATTAAAAAAGATATGGATAAAATTAAGAAAAAACTTGCAAGTAATTAAAAAATAACTTATTTTTATAAACACAAATAAACTTATATCTATGGGAAGATCAAGCGAAGAGTTTATTAGACAAAGAGAGAGGGAGAATAACTCACTCCCTCCCAGTGTTGTGGACGACATTTGGAGAAACTACTTTGTATATATTAATCAAATAAAATCAAGAGATGAAGAGAGGAATATTTAATAAGTATGTAGATTATGTTTGTCAAGAGATGAACATAACTAGAGAACAGATGTTCAGCAAAAACAGAGCAGCTAAAATATCTACTGCTAGATTTTTGTTGTATAGTATCTGTTATCAAAGGCCTATGACAATCGTACAGATTGTAGATTTAATGGCAGAAAATGGATATGACATTGCAAGAACAGGAGTAGAGTATGGAATTCAAAAGCTAGAAAACTCTGGAGATGTAGATGTCGATTACTTTATTGAGACTGCGATCAGAGAATGTTCATTACAAACAGCTTAATATGTTAGAGCATAGTTTGGAAAGTTTGTGGGAAGATGCAGTGAGTGATAGAAAAGCTATCAACCTCAGCTCAACTATTGAGATGTCTTATATATATAAGGGTATTAAAATAGTTAAGGTTGTAGACGATATTAAAATTTATAACACAAGAAAACTAGGTATCGCTTACAAAGAAATTTCACAAGAAGAGTATGATGTATTCTTACAACATGGATTTAGAAATGGTGTTCATCAAGTATTAAAAAATACTTACAAAGAACAAATTGAAAAAATAAATTATAAAATCCAGGGAGAAGTCAATACTCGCAATAACAAAAAACATTACGAGTCTTTAAAAGTAAAAAGGGAAAATTTAATAAATAAATATAGTAACTTAAATAATTAATTATGGCAAACACAAAGTCAACATTCAAAGAACTTACCTCTATAAATGTAAAAGGTAAAGTAGAAAAAAAGGGAAGATTTGATTACTTATCTTGGGCATATGCCTGGGCTATAGTAAAAGATAAATATCCTGACAGCAATAGAACTGTGTATGAAAGTGCACACACAGGTCTTAATTATTTCAGTGATGGTAGTACAGCTTATGTAAAGGTTGGTGTTACTGTTAAGGGGGTAGAACACATTGATTATCTGCCGATTATGGATAATCAAAACAGATCCGTAACACAAGACAAGATCACATCATTTATGGTAAACAAGGCTATACAACGTAGTACAGTCAAGGCTATAGGTATGCATGGATTAGGATTGTCTTTATGGGCAGGAGAGGACCTTGTTGATGTGAGTGAGTCAGCGCCAAGTGTAAAGGCAAAGACAAAAGACACATTAAAAAAGAGCCACGAGAAATGGGATAGTGTAGTAGATTATGTAAAGAGTAAAAGCAATCAACCATTTGCAACTACAATGAAAGCTATTGAACAGAAATATGTAGTGCCTACTGCACTGAAGAAAGAACTCGGAGCCTATGTCAAGTAATATAATAGAGCAACTCAAGGATGATAAGAATTATTATGGAGAGTTGGGTAGAAATTATTTATCCAACTCAGACATATATAGTTTATTAAATAACCCTAGAGACTTCAGGAAAAATGAAAAAACTTTACCCTTAATTATGGGTAGGTATTTTCATACTGCTATGCTCGAGCCCTCCAAAATAGGAGAGTATGCTGTTGTGGATTCATCTACAAGAAGTACCAAAGTTTTCAAAGAGTATGTTGTAGAAAACAATTTGGACAACTATGATGTTCTTTTACAAAAAGAAATAGAAACTATTGATACTTGGATTCAAGCAATGCAATCTAACTTTACAATGTATAGTGATATATATATGGATCAAAACATGTATGAACAACCTGGTGTTGTAGAATTGTTTGGAATGAAGTGGAAAGGCAAAGCTGATATAATTACTGATACTCACGTGATTGATATCAAAACCTCATCCAATATAGATAAATGGAAGTGGAGTGCTAATGATTATAATTACGATAGTCAAGCATACATATATCAGCAGATATTTAATAAGCCTGTTATGTTTTACATAGTAGATAAGAAGACACTTAAACTTAAAATTGCCACACCAATAGAAGAAACTATATTGAGAGGTAGGGATAAAGTTTTAAAGGCTATAGAAGTATATAAAAAGTTCTTTGCAGAGGATTCAAGTGAAGACCTAACTCAATACATTGAGTACGAAGAATTTTAAAAAAAGGAGTCAGATGTGCTGCTCCAACTCAGCACTCAAATTAATACTAATAATTATGTCACAAGACAAAGTATTTGCAGACGGTTTTATCTTCAAGAGAAGAGAAAACGCACCCGATTTTGTAATCGGAAACATAAGTGTAAAGGTTGATGAAGCCATTGCATTTTTAAAATCAAACTCAAAGAATGGATGGGTAAACCTAAACGTTCTTAATAGTCAGGCAGGTAAGCCTTATATTGAGTTAGATACATTTGTTCCAAAGAAGAAAGAAGTAGCATCAGAACCTGCGAAAGCAGAACCAGCTGGTGATCTGCCATTTTAGAGAACCCTGGGGTGTACGGTAATTTATTACCTGCCAGGCTCATAAGAAGAAGAGGCTTCGGCCTCTCTTCTTTTCTTTTATCTATGTTGAAAATGTCAATTATTTTCCTTAGATATGTAAAATAAAAATATAATTATAATAAAATATATATAGAGTATATAATAGAATAAAATCGACATGCAAGAAAATCAAGTAACAATTTTTAGAAACATAAAAGACACCTCCACTCCTTTCTTCAGAGACCTCGATTCTATATTGGAAAGAATAAAAGAAGGTAAGTCAAAAGAACTAATCAAGCAGATTCGTTCAGAGAAAAACAAAGATGTTAGGCAAGAACTAAAAAAGAGTTTACCTGCTATTTGTTTTTCAGGAACATTTAATAAGAGAGCAGATGATAGTATCATAGAACATTCAGGTTTTATATGCCTAGACTTTGATGGTTATAAGACCAAGAAAGATATGATGTCAGAAAAAGAAAGACTATCTAAAGACAGATATATTTATTCTGTATTCGTATCTCCTAGTGGCAATGGATTAAAAGCCCTGGTTAGAATTCCAAAGGAAGTAGACAATCATAAAAGTTATTTCTTATCACTTGATAAGTATTATAACTCAACATACTTTGACAAGACAAGTAAAAACATTTCTCGTGTTTGTTATGAGTCTTATGATCCACTGATACATATAAATACTAACTCTCACTTATGGACTAAGATTGAAGAGCAAGAGTATAAAGTTGTAGACAAGTATTCTTCAAGACCAACTATACCTGTCACTGATGAAAACAAGATAGTAGATATACTAATGAAGTGGTGGACAAAGAAGTATGGATTGGTTGAGGGAGAAAGAAACAACAATGTGTATATACTAGCCGCTGCCTTTAATGACTATGGTGTAAACAAATCATTAGCTGAATATATTATGTCGCAGTTTGAAAGTCAAGGCTTTACAATGCAGGAAATCAAGCAGACAATTAATTCAGCTTATACTCAAACACAAAACTTTGGATCAAAGTATTACGAAGATGAAGATAGAGTTAATCAAGTTAGGATGAAACTCAAACGTGGTGTATCAAAAAAAGAAATCCGTTCTCAATTAGCTGACTCTCAAATTGAGGACGCAGTAATAGATTCAGTAATTACATCCATTGAAGAAGATGAAAGCGAAAAAAGATTTTGGACTAAGAGTGAAAAGGGAGTCATAAACATAATACATTATTTATTTAGACAATTCTTAGAAGACAATGGGTTCTACAAGTTTTGCCCTGAAGGTAGTCGTAACTTTATTTTTGTTAGAGTTACAAATAACTTGATAGACCATACAAGTGAGGAGGAGATAAAAGATTTTGTATTAGGATATCTTGAGGACTTAGATGATATGTCTGTCTACAATTACTTTGCAGACAAGACTAGATTTTTCCGTGAAGAGTTCTTGTCATTACTAGGAACAGTAGATGTATACTTCATTGAAGATGATAAAGAAACAGCTTATCTATATTATAGAAACTGTGCAGTCAAAGTAACAAAAAACAAGAAGACCACTATAGATTACTTAGACCTAGGTGGTTATGTATGGAAAGATCAAGTCATTGATCGTGACTTTGATATGTGTGAGTCCTTTGATTGCGATTACAAAACTTTCATATCTAATATTGCAGGAGAAAACAAACAGACAATAAAATCTATGCGTAGTACAATTGGTTTTATGTTACATGCTTATAAGAATCTTTCTTACTGCCCTGCTATCATTTTAAATGATGAGGTTATATCTGATAATCCTGAGGGTGGTACAGGTAAAGGATTGTTTATTAATGCTTTATCACAAATGAAAAAGCTGGTAGTAATAGATGGTAAAGCCTTTAACTTTGAGAAAAGTTTTGCTTATCAATTAGTTTCAGCAGACACACAGATACTATGCTTTGATGATGTAAAAAAACATTTTGATTTTGAAAGATTGTTTAGTGTAGTCACTGAGGGATTAACATTAGAAAAGAAAAACAAAGATGCAATCAAGATACCATTTAAGAAATCACCAAAGGTTGCAATTACAACTAACTATGCAATCAAGGGTAGAGGTAATTCATTTGAAAGAAGAAAGTGGGAGTTAGAGTTTAAGCAATTCTACACCAAAGATTTTACACCTTTAGTAGAGTTTGGTAAGCTTTTGTTTTCTGAATGGAATGAAGAAGAGTGGTGTGCGTTTGACAACTACATGGTTGAAAACCTTATGTTCTATTTAACTAATGGACTGATCAAAGCTGACTTTAAAAATCTTACAGTTAGAAAATTATCAGCTGATACTTGTCACGAGTTTATAGAATGGTGTGGATTGGTTGGGAGCGACAATGCTAATGAAGCGATCAAGTATAATGAAAAGATTTATAAGAATGATTTATACCTGGAGTTTATTCAAGACAATCCTGACTTTGCACCGAAAGCAAAGAGAACCATATCAAGAACAGAATTCTATCGTTGGTTGAATTCATTTGCTTTATTCAAAACAGGAATAAAAGCAGATGAGGGTAGAGACCTCAATGGTAGATGGATTATATTTTTAACTGACAAATCAAAAGTAAAGAAAGATGCTGAACTCATATTCTGATTTCAAATGGTGTATTGAAAATGACTTTCAAGTTTATATCAAACCACTTAATAATTCAGGAGAATGTAAGATAGCAATTCGCAAAGGAGGAATATCAACAGAGGGGAAGGACTTAAAATACAATAAAGAAAAAGGCGTAACTTTGTATAGTAAAGAAACCGAAGGTAAAGTAATTTACAAGAATCAAAAGAAAGCGATGAAAGCTTTACCAATGGTTTATAAATACCTTAAAGAGCGCTATGGAAATGTATGATGAAGATAGTCAAGTACATTTAGGAATGCTTAATTCCTATGACATAGCTGTATACAAAGTGCCTTATTCTGAATTGGCAATAACTGAAAATAGTTTTTTTATTCACGACATAACCAAGCCTGTAACAAGAGACGTTATAGATAACTTGATTTATTATTTCAAAGAAACAGAAGACTATGAAAAGTGTGCTGAACTTCAAAAAATAAGACACGAATATGATACAATTTAGAGAATACCAATCAGAGATAATTAACAAAGCCACATTGATATTGAACAAGCATAGGTTTGTTTATTTGTCAATGGAGGTTAGAACAGGGAAAACACTTACTGCTTTAGGAACTCTTCAGAACTTGATGAGTGTGAACAAGGTATTGTTCATCACGAAGAAGAGAGCTATTGGGAGTATCGTTTGGGACTACGAACAACTAGATCCTTACTATGAGATTGAGGTTATTAATTATGAGAGCCTACAC